CCATAAGGCTTTCAGCGATTTAAAATATGGCACAGCGCATGGCACAATGGCACAGGATTTTAAAATTTATGGCACAGAGCCATATTTTCATTGGGCTTGCGGTTTTTGCCTAAAAAAATAATTTCATTTTGAATTTTCATATTCATTTTTTGATATAATATCCCTTCAAAAATAAAGCCCTGCGGATTCCGACGGCGGCTAGGGATGGTCAGCGTGAAACAAAGACTGACTGAAAATGAAATTTGAACTTGAAACATTGTTGGAATGGTGGGCTGATTGGTCTGCCAAGCGAGAGGATAACGGCTTGGGCTTCGGTTGTAGCCGGTTCAATCGGTTGATGGCGTCGGGCGAGCTTCCGCCGCGTGATGATTTCCGTGTATTGTTGCCTTATGGTGTTGACGGAGATGGAATAGGGAGTTTGGTTGACCAAGCAATCTGCCATCTTAATCCTAATCGCCGACAGGTTATTATGGTTGAATACCGGCGAATAGGTACTCAAGAAGCAAAGGCGAAGGCATTGGGAATTACGCGAAAGGCTTATGAGCGGCGGCTTTCAAATGCTAGGCTTAACTTGGTGGCGGATTTATCTGTTAAAAAGTTGTTAAAATCATATTGACCCTTTGGGGGAAATCTGTTTAAATTATGGCAAGCTGTGTTTTACTGTGTGAGCAGGAAACGCGGCTTTTTTATTTTCAGTCAAAAAAGCGTGGTAAGGCCGTCTGAATTTCAGACGGCCTTTTGCGTTTGGAAAGAATTTTATGGGTCGATTAAAACAAGTTGCTTCACGGCTCCGACCTGTTGAGCAAAATAGAATCGCCGTGAAGCATCCGCTAAAGACGGCTGAAAAGCGTATGCGCGGTCGTGGCTGGCAAGTTCTGCGTGAGACCGTGCTGCTGCGTGACCAGTATCAGTGCCGGCAGTGCGGTCGGGTGGTGCTGCCAAGTGATGCTGAGTGTGACCATATTGTTCCGCTCGCTGATGGCGGCGCGGATGATGTGGGAAACTTGCAAACTCTTTGCAAGGAGTGCCACTCGAAAAAATCTGTTTCGGAAAATCGCCGGCGAAATCGTCGCTGGTAGGGTAGGGGGGATCAAAAGTTCATAGGGATTAGCAGCGGAAACCCCCCGCCCTCCCATGCGTATATTTTATTGGTTTTTTGGTGTTTTTGTTAAAGGTAAATTGTTTAAGAATTGTTTAACGGCTTGGGTTTCAGGCTGTTTGCGGTGATACTTTTAGGATTTGGTTATGGCTAGGTTGAAGGGGCAAAAGCTGAGGTTTGCTGAAGCTATTGTTTCGGCGAAACCTGTCAAAATCAGTAATCGGGATGCGGCTTTGGTTATTGGGTGTAGCGAGGGCAGCGCATCGGCTACTGGGTCGCGTTGTATGGCTGACCCTAGGGTTAAGGATTATATCCGGTCTTTTTGGCCTGATTATTTCGGCGATGATTCCCAGCCGGAGGCGAAGGAAGAAGGGAATCAGGCGGTAGTTCGACAGCAAAACGAACTGCCGCTTTTTTGTTCGCGGGCGGTGGCTGAGTGGCTGGAAAGTGATGCGGATTGTGATTCTGTGTCTGAAATTGCGGCTTCTATTGCGAAGATGGGGCATGGGAATACGGCTGTTTTTACTGCTGACGGCGTATCTGCGTGGATTGCTTCGATGAATACGGAAGATTCTGAATTTTGCGCCATTGTTAAGGCAGTTTGCGACAAGTTGCGGGTATCGCTTGACCCTGTGGAATATTGGGAAGGTGTCATGATGGACCCGTGGGCAACGCCAAAGGAAAAACACGCTGCGGCGTCGGAAAAGGCGAAATACACGAAAGCCAAGCCTGCGTCGGTTAATAAAAAGGATGCCGCCCGCGAACAGGCGATGTCTTTACGGGAGCGTCGCCGTCAAGGGAATGCGGTGGGGGATTTTTTCCCGATGGATGAAATTCAAGGGCATGGTCATGTGCCGGTTGGTGGGGGTAAACGATGGAATTAAGCGTACCCCCTCCGAAATGGACGACAGCCCTGCCCGATTGGGAGCGACGTATCATTGCCGGGGAAAGTATTGTTCCGGTCAAGCCGCTTTATCCTGAGATGGCGAATCGTGCCGTTGCGTTTATGGAGCGTTTGCGGCTTCGCGATGTACTGGGGCAACCGACCATTGGCGAAGTGACCCGCGATTGGGTTTATGACTTTGCCGGTGCGATGTTTGGCGCGCAAAGTCCGATGACGTATCGGCGGGATATCAATGATTTTTTCTTGTTGATTGCGAAAAAGAACACGAAGTCAACAATAGCCGCTGCGATGATGATGACGGCTATCGAACTGGATGAGCGCGAAAGTTCGGAATATTTGATTCTTGCACCGACTAAGGAGGTGGCAGACAACAGCTTTATTCCGTGTCGGGACATGATTACGCTTGACCCGTATCTGTCGGCAACCTACCACGTCCAACAGCACACCCGAACCATTACGAACACGGTAACGGGTGCGACGTTGAAGGTGGTGGCGGCTGACGATAAGACTGTCGGCGGTAAGAAGGCAACCGGCGTCCTGATTGACGAGCTTCACTTGTTCGGTAAGGTTGCGGGCGCGGAATCGATGATTGCCGAGGCGACAGGCGGTCTGTTGTCCCGTATCGACGGGTTTGTGATTAAGCTTTCTACGCAGTCAACCGAGCCTCCGTCAGGTGTGTTTAAGGCTGAATTGGATTTGGCGCGTGATGTTCGGGACGGAAAAATCATCAACCCGCAATATATGCCTGTGCTGTATGAGTTCCCGAAGGCGATGCTGGAAAGTAAGGCTTACGAAAACCCTGAGAATTTCTACATTACCAATCCTAATTTGGGCGCGTCGGTCGATACGCAGACATTAACGGGTATGCTTGCCAAAGCTAAAAGCAAGGGCGGCGAAGCGTTGATGGAGTTTTACGCCAAGCATCTGAATGTCGAAGTCGGCATGAATTTGAGAAATGACCGATGGGCGGGTGCGGATTTTTGGGAGGATAGTGGAAAAAATCCCGAAATCGACTTGGATTGGATGCTCGAGCACTGCGAGGTCATCGATATTGGTGTGGACGGCGGCGGTTTGGATGACTTGCTAGGAATTTCTGCCGTTGGCCGTCTGAAGGACAATCCGCGGATGTGGGCGGCGTGGTTTCATGCTTGGGCGCATCCGTCGGTGTTGGAGCGGCGAAAGGAAATCGCGCCAGTGCTGTTGGATTTTGCCAAGCAGGGGGATTTGACGATTGTCCACCGCATCGGCGATGACAGCGATGAGGTGGCTGGGTTGGTGGCTCGGGTTTATCAAAGCGGTTTGCTGGATAAATGCGGTCTTGACCCGCACGGGGTTGGTGCGATTTTAGACGCGATGTTGGAGTATGGCGTTCCGGAAGATGCTGTGGTCGGGGTGTCGCAGGGCTGGAAGCTGGGCGCGGCGATTAAGACGGCGGAGCGCAAGCTGGCGGAGGGCTGTTTTATCCATAACGGCAGTGCGATGATGAATTGGGTGGTAGGTAATGCCCGTGTTGAGCCTCGCGCCAATGGTATTTTGATTACCAAGCAGGCGAGCGGGTCGGCGAAAATCGACCCATTGATGGCGATGTTTGACGCGGTGTCGCTTTTGTCACTTAATCCGACTGCCCGTGGTGCATCGGTTTATGAAACACGCGGAATCAGAATGTTGTGAGATAGGATATGGCGAAAGAGAAAAAAGCCAAAAACAAAAGCCGCCCGCGTGCTGACTCGGGCGGCTTGGTTTTTGAGGGGTTGAATGACCCTGCGTTGTTGGAATTTATCCGTAGCGGTCAAATCGGCGGCGGGGTGGGCATTGATGGGCGAAAGGCTTTGTGCAATGCCGCGCTTTATCGGTGTATTACCTTAATCAGCCAAAGTATCGGGATGTTGCCGCTGAACGTGCTGCATAACGATGACGGGCGTGAGACTGCTACGGAGCATCCTGTTTGGAAACTGCTGAAACGGCAGCCGAATAAGTTTCAGACGGCCTATGAGTTCAAAAGTTTGATGCAAAGCCATGTCTTGCAATATGGCAATGCGTATGCGCGGATTATTCGTTCGCGCGGTCAGGTCATCCAGCTTGTGCCGATTCATCCGATGGCGGTGCAGGTTAAGCAGCGTGATGACTGGAGTGTGCATTATGTGGTTACGCGAAAAGACGGCGGGTTGCTGGATTTTGAGGCAGACGAGATATTGCACCTTCGGGATTTAACCGATGACGGCTTAGAGGGTATGAGCCGCGTGAAGTTGGCGAAACGGGCGTTGGGTATTGCTTTTGATGCTGAAGACGCGGCAAGCCGTATTTTCTCAGAAGGTGTAATGGCTGGCGGTTATCTGGCAACGGACAAGGCGTTGAGCGATAAGGCGTACAACCAACTTCAGGAATCCTTGCAGAAGCGGTATAGCGGCAAAGCGAATGCTGGCCGCTTTATGATTTTGGAAGAGGGGCTGAAAGCGGAGAAATGGGGCAATACTGCTTCTGATGCCCAGCATATTGAAAACCGAAACCATCAAATCGAGGAAATTGCGCGGATGTTTGGTGTGCCGCGCCCGCTGCTGATGATGGATGACACGTCGTGGGGCAGCGGTATCAGTGAATTGGGGGTGTTTTTCCTGAAATACGGACTTCTGCCTTGGTTCACGATGTGGGAGCAGGCGTTGACACGTTCTCTGCTTATGCCTGCTGAGCAAGACCGCTTGATATTCAAATTCAATGCCGGTGCGTTGTTGCGCGGTAGTTTGGAAAATCAGGCGGAATTTTTTGCCAAAGCTTTGGGTAGTGGCGGACACGGCGCATGGATGACGCAAAATGAAGTGCGTGAAATTTCCGACCTGCCAAAATCAACAGATAAGTCTGCCGATACTTTACGGCAGGCGCAACAAGGAAAGAATAATGAGTCTGAAAAATCTGCCGCAGATTAGTGCGTTGTCTGCTATGCCGAAATCTCTGTCTTTCGATATGCGCCCTGATGCGGCGAACCGTTGGGACAGCGGGGTTAAGGCGAAAACCGAAACCGACAATGTCATCACGATGTACGACCAAATCGGCGAAAGCTTTTGGAGCGAGGGGGTAACGGCTAAACGCGTTGCCGCCGCGCTGCGCGCTATCGGCGACAAAGAGGTCGTCGTCAACATCAACAGCCCGGGCGGGGACTACTTCGAGGGTATCTCCATCTACAACCTGTTGGTGCAACATCCGGCAAAGGTAACGGTTCAGGTTGTCGGTCTTGCCGCCTCTGCCGCCTCCGTGATTGCGATGGCGGGCGACGAGATTCTGATGGGCGAAGGTTCGTTCCTGATGATACACAACGCATGGAGCCTTGCGATTGGCAATCGTCACGATTTGGCGGGCAGTATTGAAACGCTGGCGCAAATTGATGACGCGATGGCTGATTTGTATGCTGCCCGCGCCAAGCTCTCGAAAGCGGAAATCGTGGGCATGATGGATCGTGAAAGCTGGATTGGGAAATCGAAAGCCCTTGAGGATGGTTTTGCCGACGGTGAAATCGATGTGAAGGAAATCGAGCAGTCCGGCGATGGCGAACAGAAAAAGGCGATGGCTTTGATTGAATCCAGCCTTGCCCAACAGGGATACAGTCGCGCCCAACGCCGCGATGTATTCAACAATTTATTCCACGGCACGCCCCGCGCTGCCGAACCTGCCGTCAAGCCGTGCGCTGGCGGCGATTTGAAGACGGCGCAAGCCTTGCAAAATTTAATTCAAACCATGAAAGGTTAAACCATGAAACAAACGATGATCGCCCGCGGCTTGCTTGCCGCATTTGCCGATGCCGGCAATACTGCGCCTGATGTGGGCGCGTTGCTCGCGGAATTGAACAGTTCCTTTGCTGCATTCAAAGCCAGCAAGGAAAAAGAAATTGCTGAGTTGCAGCAAGGCAGTGAAGAAGCCAAAGCAGCCGCCGCGAAAGCAGATACTGAAATGGCTGGTTTGCGCGCCTCTATCGACGACCTTGCCGTACAGATGGCCGCCGCTCAAATGAATGGCGGTGCCGGTAAGCTGGATAAGGAGGCGCAGGCGGCGGTTGACGCGACTGTGTCGTTTATGCGATCCGGCGAAATCCGTGCGGATTTGAAAAAATCGGAAGATTCAGACGGCGGCTATTTGGTGCCGAAGGAATGGGATCGCACCATTACCGATAAGTTGCGTACCGTATCGCCACTGCGTAAGCTGTTTAAGGTTCAGTCGATCACGAACCCTAAATTCAAAAAACTCTACAATATGCACGGTGCCGGCAGCGGTTGGGTAGGTGAAGAAGATTCGCGTAACAAGACAGATGCGCCGAAGTTCAAGTCTTTGGACTTCGAAACGGGCGAAATCTACGCAAATCCTGCTGCCTCTCAGCAGATTTTGGATGATGCTGAAATCAATCTCGAAGCCTTCCTCGCTGATGAAGTGAAAACTGAGTTTGCAGTTGCCGAAAACAAAGCCTTTATCAGCGGTGACGGTCAGAACGGTAAGCCGACCGGCTTGCTGACCTATGCCGAAGGTGGCACCAATGCAACCAAGCACCCTTTGGGTGCAATCAAGGTTGTCAAATCCGGTAATGCGGCGGCGGTTACTGCCGATTCGGTCATTGATTTGGTTTATTCGCTGCCTGCCGAATATTCGCAAGGCGCGGGCTTTATGATGAACCGCAAAACGCTTGCCGCCGTCCGCAAACTGAAAGACGGTCAGGGTAATTACCTGTGGCAGCCAAGCTATCAGCAAGACCAGCCGTCAACGTTGTGTGGCTATCCGGTTTATGAAGTCTCCGATATGCCTGATATTGCCGCGAATGCACTGTGTATCGCTTTTGGCGATTTCAACCGCGCGTATATGATTCTTGACCGCAAGGGTGTGAGCATCCTGCGTGACCCATATACGAATAAGCCGTTCGTTCAGTTCTATACCACTAAACGCGTTGGCGGCGGTGTAGATAATCCGGAAGCCTGCGTGTTGCTGAAAGTAGCGGCTTAATTTGAACAGGCCGTCTGAAATGAAGGTAGTAACCAGTCTGTAAATCGGTGGGGAAGTAGTTTCAGACGGCCTTTGTATTTTAAAGGAAATATCATGGCAAAATTTATTAAGCCTTTTTATGGTGTGCCGACCGGCGAAATCTATCCTGTTCACTACAATGTCGGTGATGAGATTCCGGAAGAATTTTTGGAAGCAGCAGAAGAATTGGGTGCTGTCGAAGTAAGTGGTAAAGGCGGTAAAAAACAAGACGGCGATCCCGGTGATGGTAAAGGTGATGACGGCTCAAAAGATAAAACGGAATAGCGATGATTACGTTGGAATTGGTCAAGCTTCATCTTCGTGTTGATGGCGAAGATGAAGATGATCTGCTTCGCCTTTATTTAGATGCGGCCACGGCTGACTGTGTTTCATATCTGAACCGTCCTTTGTATCGAGATACTGCGGCGGCGAAGGAAGCTGAGGAAAACGGCGAAACGAATGGGGTGGTGCTTAATCCGGCTATTCAGAATGCCATCCTGATGACGGTCGGCTATTTGTACTCCGTCCGAGAGGATAGTCCTGCCGGGTTGCCACGCGCGGCTCGGAGGTTGTTGGAGCCGTATCGAAATTTGCCCGGTGTGTAGCCGGATCCCCTGACGGTTAAGCGTAAACCGTGCCGCCAAAAAACGCTCTTCTGCTTTTTATTCTGACTAGGGATTAATACGGCGTTTCCCGACTTCTTCGAGTGCAGCTAAGGCTTACGGCTGCCGTGTTTGAGTGTGAGCCAAGGTAAAAAACCGTCCGAACGGCAGATTTCGGGCGGTTTTGCTTTTTGGGGTGGGGAAACGATGGATATTATTAACAGTAAAGAAGAAGTTTTGGATTTTGTCCGTAAAAATCCAGGTTGTACGTTGTCTAGTATTTCTGACGAGGTGTTTGGTAAGTGGCGTTGGAGCGGCTGGATTTTGGCGCGTAACAATATTGAGATGTTATGTGCTGAGGGTTTGGTAGATGAGCGTTTTTTCCGTGGTATCTCTACGTTTTATCCGGTTGAGAAAAAAGAGGCGGCATAGAATCTTGTTTCCTTTTGGGTATGAGGCTAATATTTGATTTCGATGTTTAATGGAGTTGGGTATGAAGCTTTTGATTTTGCCGGCGATGTTGTTTGTGTTGTTTGGTTGTGGAGAGCCATCGGAAAAGGAGAAAGACAGATTTGCTGTCGATTATTGCCGTGAGCGTGCTGTGAAGGATGCTGATGGGGATAAGTCGATGGAGCGTTTTCTGTTGGACGCGTGTGATATTTTGGCTGATAAGTATTGGCAGAAATATCATGAAAAGATTTGATTGTGAGTTTGAAAAGGCCGTCTGAAATTCAGACGGCCTTTTGTTTGAGGTGTGTATGAATGCTGGGCAGTTGCGTCACCGTGTGGAGATTCTCCAACGCGTGAAGGAGAAAGACAAGTCGGGGGCGACGGTGTCTGTTTGGCGGCCTTTGGCTAAATTGTGGGCTGATGTGCGCCATGTGTCCGGTTCGGAGACGATGCGGAATGATGTGTTGACGGCTTCGGTACGCGCTTCTGTGCGGATTCGTTGGCGGACGGGGATTTCTGCGGATATGCGCGTCAAGACGGAGAATGGGGTTTATGTGATTCGCGCGGTCATTCCTGATTTGCGCCGGCGTGAATTTTTGGATTTGACCTGTGAGAGCCTGCCTGATGAAAGTGGAAATTGATGCGGATTTTTCCGATGCGATTGCGCGGTTTGACAGTTTGCCGGAGGCGGTAGGTGAGAAGCTGCGTTGGGCGGCGTTTAAAGGCGTGGAATTGTTGCGTGATGAGGTCAAGATTCAGGCTCCTCGCAGTCATAAACGCCATTATTTTTACAGTAAGGGCAGCCGAAATGCGGATGGCAGCAAGAGGCGTTATACCTTTGAACCGGGCGATTTGAGAGGCTCGGTTTTTGCTTTTTACGATAAATCGGAATCGGTTGACGGCCGTCGCGCTGTGTATCAGGTCGGTTGGCGTGATAGAGAGGGCAGCCGTGGTCGGTATGAGGGCGGTTCGCTGAAGGCCGTCCCTTATGGCTATATGGTGCATAACGGCGTTCGCCGTAAAAACGGTAAATCTATTGCCGGTCGTCCGTTTGTATCGATTGCGTTGCAGATTCAGGAGGCGAAGATGGAAGCGGCGATGTTGAATGCGGTTTTGGAGGTGGTCAATGGACAGCTTGCTGATTAGGGCCATCAATCAGGCTGTGCCTGATGTTGATGTGTACCATGACTTCGCGCCGGAAGAGGCTGAGTTTCCGTTGGTGATTGTGCAGCGCGTTGGTGGTGCCGGTAATTTGTTTATCGACCCGATGGAAGAAGACGGCTATGAGGTGCGGTTTTCTGTTTCGGTGTGGGATGTTGACAGGCTGAGCGCGGTTGCGAAGAGTATCGAGATTGAAAAATCGGTCTTGTCTTCGCTTGAGGCTTATGCTGTGTCGGCGGCTGAGTCGGTTGTTTTGGATGATGACCGGCGCGGTATGGTTCAAGATTTTGTGATAACTGCCTAGTTTTTGTGATAACTGCCGAGTTGCAGTTAAGTGGTGGCTTGTCTTTTCAGACGGCCTTTTTTATTTGGTATTTTTTGAGGTTTTATTATGGCTGTTACTTTGGCGAATGGCTCGATTGTGCAGATTGCAACCGGGCTGGCAGCAGAGAAGAAAATCACGGTAATTTCCAATGCGGAAGAGGCTGTGGCGACTTGTTCTGCGCATGGTTTGGTGAATGGCGACTATGTCGCCATCGTTTCGGGTTGGGGCGGTTTGAATGAGCGCGTGTTCCGTGTGACAAGCGTTGATGCAAACAGCTTCAAGCTCGATGGCGTTGATACGCGTGATTTGAATAAATATCCTGCCGGCTCGGGCGCAGGCTCTTGCCAAAAGGTTATCTCTTGGCAACCGATCAATCAGATTATAGAGCTGTCGTCTGAGGGCGGTGAGCAGCAATTCTACGAGTACGGCTTCTTGGAGGACGACTTTGAACGTAAGATTCCTACGTCGCAGACGGCGAGTTCGATGACTTTCAAAGTTGCAGACGACCCGAACTTGCCCGGCTATAAGGCTGCGAAAGCGGCGAGCGACAGCGGCAAGCTGACTCCGATGCGTATTGTACTGAAGAATAAATCCGTGGTCGTTTATAACGGGTACATGAGCGTAAATGCGATGCCGAACGTGGTGCGTAACGAAATCATGACAGTGAATATGACGTATTCGCTGGCAGGTTTGTTTAACCGCTATTCTTAAGATTAGGTTTCCTCTAATTTTTGCTCTTTGGGTTTGTGTTTTGCCGTCCGGTTTCGGACGGCACCTTTTTTAAGGAAAAAGAAAATGTCTAAATTGAAATTGGCTCATGCCGCTACGTTTAAAACTGAAGTAAAAATCCCTGTTCCTGCCGGCGAGCCTTTGGCTGTCGAATTTGAGTTTGTGTGGAAAAACCGCCCTGCGTTGGCGAAATTTGGCGAAAAACTCAATGATACCTCTATCAGCGAATCTGAAGTTATCTCGGACATCGTCAAGTCTTGGGGCTTCGATGATGAGCTGAATGCTGAGAATATTTCTTACCTGTTGAACGAATATCCTCAGTCCGGCGTGGCAATTATTGATGCCTATTACTTGGCTTATACGGACGCACGCGAAAAAAACTAATTGCCGCCGTCCGTGCGATGTTTTCTGACGATGAGAAGACGGTGTCTGCGTTGAGCCTTTTCGGGTTTGACGATTCCGATGTCTTGTCTGATGAGGTGGAAGTGTGGCCGAACAATTGGGAAGCGGTGCAGTTGTTTTTGGCGGTATCTGGGCAGTGGCGAGTCAGCATGGCGGGTGCCTACGCGTTGGACTACAACGCCGTTGATGTTGCCATGGATATGATGGGTGTCAAAAAACGCCGCCGCAAAAAGTTGTTTGGTTTTTTGCGCGTGATGGAACGCGAGGCTTTGTCGATAATGGGTGAAAAGAAGGATGGCTGAAAATACGATTAAGGCCGGGTTGGATGTCACCGAAATTGAGTATGGTGCGAAGAAGGCAGGAGTCGCGCTGCGCAATATCGGCAAGGCGGCGAAGGAAGCCGGTAAGGAATCGGCGGCAGGCGCGGCGGCGGTAGCGGCCGGGTATGATAAGGCTGGCAAAGAGGCCGAACGGCTGAGCAAGAAGCAGGAGCGTGCGACTCAGTCGATTATTAATTCTGTGCAGCGCGAAATCGCGGTGCGAGAAGCCGGCGGCCGTGGTACGGCTGCTTATTATGAGACGTTGGCGCGGCAACGCGGCGCGGATGTAGCCAAAATCCGTGAAGTGACGAAATCTCTGAAGCAGCAGGAGAATCAGCTTAAGCTGAACAATATTACTGTTGGGCAATACAACAGCGCAATGCGTATGGTTCCGGCGCAATTCACGGATATTATTACGCAGTTGGCCGGCGGTCAGAATCCGTTTATGGTCGCTTTGCAGCAAGGCGGTCAGCTCCGTGATTCGTTCGGCGGCTTCGGTAATATGTTCAAGGGATTGGCGGCGAGTATCAATCCGGCGACGGTGGCTATTGGCGGCTTGGTTGCCGGATTGGGGGCTGTCGGTAAGGCGTATTACGACGGCTCGCAAGAATCGCAACGGTTTTCTGCGGCGGTGATTCTTGCCGGTGGTAGCGCGGGCGCATCGGCCGGTAAGCTGTTGTCGGTTGCCGATTCGGTCGGTCGGACAACGGGTAGCTGGTCTGATGCGCGTGAGGCAATTTTGCTGTTTGTGCAGTCGGGCGCGGTAGCCTCTGAGAATTATGGCCGTTTCGCGGAATCCGTGGTCTTGCAGTCTAAGGCGACTGGCAAGAGCGTGGAGGATTTGGCGCGCGTCTATGAGGAAATCGCAGACGACCCGTTGAAGGCCGTCGTCAAGTTTTCGCGCGTTTACCAAACGCTGAATGCCGATGTGTATGAGCAGGCGCGGGCTTTGATTGAGCAGGGCCGACAGCAGGAAGCTGTGGCTTTGGTTCAGAGTAAGTTCGCGGACGAATCTCAGCAGATGTCTGAGCGCGTTTTGGAGAATCTGGGCGCGATTGAGCGCGGCTGGAATGCGGTCAAGAAGGCGGCGTCGGAAGCTTGGGAGGATATGAAGGCTATCGGCCGTGATGAAACACTCGATAGCCGTTTGAAAGCCAGGAAGGAATATCTTGCCAAGCTTGGTGATGAGAATTCGTGGAATAAGTCTCAGGTTGATGATGCGAAGCGTGAGATTGATTTGCTGGAGAAGCAAATCAAGATGCGCGATGAGGCTCAGAAGCAAGCGGCCAATATCCGGAAGGAGCAAGCTGATTCGGTTCGGTTCGCGGCTGATTTTGACCGCCTGAAAGATCAAACTCAAAGTAAGGCTGAGAAATTTGCCCGGGAAGAGCAGCAATGGCAAGAAAAGCTGAATGCGCTTAAAAAGCATGGCAGTCAGACTCAAATTTCTGCTGCTGAGCAGGCCCTTACTCGCTTGCGACAACAACATAAGGAAGAATTGGCGGCTGAAAAGGCGCGTGAAGCTCGGAAATCATCGAGGTCGTCCGGGAATAAAAATTTATTTCCGACGACTTCTGCTGGTCTGCGTTTAAAGCCCGGTGCTGAGGCAGGCGGTCGTGCGTTTGGCGGTACTTATGCTGCGATGCACGCGATGCAGCAGTTTTTGGGCGATAAGCTGGTTCGATTTGGTGCGGTAAACGACAAATACCATATTGGAAAGAACAGTTTTCACAATAAGGGTTTGGCGTTTGATATGACTCCGAATCTGTCTTTGAAGAGCGAAGACAAGGCGAAGGTTGCAAGGCAAATCAAGCAATACTTTGAGTCTTTGGGATTTGAAGACGGAAAAGACTTTAATGTTAAATTTGAAGTCGGCGGTCAGGTCAACAAGAATGGCACGGAATCGACTGCTGACCATTGGCATTTTAATTGGCGGTCTCAAGAGGCGGCGGCTCGTTTTGCCGGCGGTGTTGGCGGCCAAGCTAAGGCGATGGCCCGCTCCGGTTTGTTTGCTGAGGCGAGAGAGCGTAAGCCTGATCTGACCGGCTATCAGAAATGGGAGCAGGAGTTCGGCAAACGCCAGCTCGCTGCAAGTGCTGAGCTGTCGTTGTCTGCTGCGAATCTGAATAAAACCTACGCGGAACAGTTGCGGCTGTTGTCTGACCCGACTTTTGAAAAATGGTCGGCGGCTGAGCGTAAATCTGCTATGGATTTGGCGATCAAGGCTGACAATCAGGCAGATTTGACGAAAGAGGCGAAGAAATACGCTGATGCGCTGCGTGAGCTTGAGACGGCAGGGCAGCGTGATTTTGACGATCAGTTGTTTGAGCTGTCGTTGCTTGGCAAAACGCGCGAGGAAGTCGAACGACTGACTGCTGCGCGGAAGTACGACAAGCTGATTGCTGAGGCTAGTGCTTCGGGTGCCAGTGCTGATGTCATTAAGAGCTTGCAGACTGCCAAGCTTGACAATGATGGCCGTCTGCAAGAGCAGTTGCGCTTGGTAAAAGAAACAAAAGATGCGTTCGGCGACGATTGGTTGGCGGGCATTTCCGACGGCATGAGAAATTATGCCGATTCCTTCCAGTCGATGCGTGAGGGCATGGCGGATGTCGTGTCGGGGTCGCTCGGTAAGATGTCTGATGCGTTAGCTGATTTCGTGGCAACGGGCAAGGCTGATTTTCGTAGTTTGGCTGTTTCTATCCTGCAAGACTTGTCGAAAATGCTGATTAAAATGGCGTTGTTCAACGCGATGAAGGCGGCGATGAGTGCTTGGGGCGGCGGTTATGCTGATGGCGGTGTTGTGCAGCAATTCTCCAACGGCGGTGCTGTTTGGGGTGCTGGTACGGCGACGAGCGACAGTATCCCTGCATTGCTGTCTAATGGCGAGTTCGTTATTAATGCGGCTTCGACCCGCCGTCATCGTGCGTTGCTGGAGGCAATCAACCAAAACCGTTACGCTTCTGGCGGCGCGGTCGGCGTTGCGCCTCAAGTGGCGGCATTGGGCGGTGGCGGTGTAGGCAACATGACAGTCAACATCACCATCAACCGTGATGGGTCGTCTGAATCGTCTGTCGAGAGCGATGAGGAAATGGGCAGACAGCTTGCTGAGGCATTGCCTGCGATAATTGAAAGCTGGTATGTCAAAAACGTTGTGCGGCCTGGTGGCACTTACAACCAAGGTCGTTAATTCTTGAGGGATGAAATGGCTAAAGTTTTTAAGTGGCAGGTAACGTCTGGAAGTACGGCAAAGCATACGTTCAATGTGCGAGCGGTCAAGTTTGGTGATGGATATGAGCAACGGCAGAAATTGACGTTGAAGCCAAAGATGCAGACTTGGCAAATCCGTCTTGCGGGTAAAAAGCCTTTGATTGAGGAAATCAAGGGCTTTTTTGATTCCTGCGGCGGTGTTGAGCCATTTTACTGGACTCCGCCGGGGCGTGAGCGGTTGTTGGTAAAAGTTGTCGAGTACACGGAAACGCCGAAGGGCGGCAAGGTGTATGAGCTATCTGCGGAATTTGAAGAGGTAATGGCATGAATGCGCGAATGAAGGCGATGTCTGGAACGATGCTCAAGGCGTTGTCGGCTACTCAGCAGGATGCGTTGGTTGAGATGTGGGAGGTGGATTTCCGTGCTTTTGGCGGGGAAGTTTTCCGTTTCTGCAATCAGGTTAACGAATTGAATCAGGCAGTCGTTTGGAAGGGTCAGGAATATACGCCTTATCCTATTTCGGCTGAAGGTTTTGAGATGACTTCGCAGGGTGCTGGCAACCGTCCGACGTTGACGGTTTCAAACCTGCTTGGGTTTGTGACCGGCGCGGCTGACCAGTATAACCAGCTTGTCGGCGTTGGCGTTGTACGCCGTTTGACTTATGCGCGGTTTTTGGATTCCGCAAACTTTAAATCCGGCAATCCGACCGCCGATCCTAATCAGGAAATTATCGGGAAGTACGTTATCGAGCAGATGACGAGCTTGACGGCTGAGCGTGCTGTTTTTGAGCTTGCCGCGCCGTCTGAATCCGATGGTGCGATTATTCCGTCCCGGATGATGCTTGCAAATACTTGTATTTGGCAGTATCGGGGCGAAGGTTGCGGTTATACCGGCCGCCCTGTGGCTGACCGCTATGATATTCCGACCGACGACCCGAAAAAGGACGTTTGTAGCGGCACGTTGACCGGCTGTCGGGCGCGGTTTGGTGCGACGGCGGTGTTGCCGTTTGGTGGCTTTCCAAGTGCAGATAAGGTGATGTCGTGATTGAGATTCCTGATTGTGAGGAAGATGGTATTTTATGTCTAGCGCAGTTGGTTGCGCCTGATGAATTGTGTGGGTTTGTAGTTCTTCATAAGGAGAAGTTGAGGTTTTTTGTTGCCAGTAATGTTGCCGAAAACCCTCAAGAGTCTTTCGAGATTGGGAATGCAGATTGGAGAGTGGCAGAATCTCGCGGCGAAATCGTTGCCATTGTTCACTCCCATCCAAACGGCGAGCCGTTCTTGTCAGGTGCTGACCGTCAGATGCAGATTCAGACTGGCTTGCCGTGGATTTTGGCGGTTGGAGGCCGTCTGAAACAGTTCCGCTGTTGCCCTCATTTGCGTGGTCGTCTGTTTGAGTACGGCAAGGCCGATTGCGGGGCATTGATTCGTGATGCGTTTATGTTGATGGGTTTTGATTTGCCCGATCACACGCGCGGCGATATTGATGATGACGCTGAGCATGAGTATTTGCGTAAGCATTTCGAGCGTGTTGGGTTTGTCCGTGTTTCAGACGGCCTGCGCGGTGGGGATGTGATTTTGACCAGTTATGGCGGTCATGCGAACCACGCGGCTTTGTATTTGGGTGATGGGCAAATTCTTCACCATGCTTATAACCAGTTAAGCCGGCGTGAGCCTTTTAATCAGTGGTGGTCTGAGCGTATTGATAGCGTTTGGCGACTCCCTGAATTTGAGCCTGAGATGTTGCAGGCGGTTGAAAACGATTTGCTGCATTCGGTGGATTTATGATTACAGTGTGTTTGTACGGAGGTTTACGCGAATGCGGCCGCCGTTTTGATTTGCAGGTTGCCAGCCCTGCCGAGGCGGTTCACGCGCTGATGGTGCAGATTCCGGCGTTGCGTAAAAAATTGATGAAGGGATTTTATCAAGTCCGTTTTGGCCGTCGTGATTGGTCTGAGGCAGAATTGAAAAGTAGCTTCGGCGAAACGGCTGAAGGCATCCTGCATATTGTTCCACGCGTCCAGGGGGCTGGTAAGAACGGCGGCATCATTCAGACGATCGTCGGGGTGGTTATTGCCGTGGTCGGTGCTTATTTTGGTCAAGCCTGGGCGGTTCAGCTTGGTATCGGTTTGGCTGTCGGCGGGGTGGCACAAATGTTGACGAAGCCGCCAAAATTTGAGGGTGGAAAAGGTGTTGAAAGCAGCCGAAACAGTGGGTTTTCAAACCTCAGCAATACGGCTGCGCAAGGTCAGCCGATGCCGCTTGCCTACGGTCGAATTTATTGCGGTAGCCGTGTGGTGTCGCAGGGTATTGAGTCGCGCCGTCTTGATGGCGGTAGCTCTTCTGAGCATGGCAACAGTATTATCAGGATGGTTTCCGAGGTTGCGAAGGCGAAGCAGCCTGCCGGTGATAAGAACGACCCGATGGCGGTTGATTTGACCTTGGGGATGGAAAAGTCGTTCGTTAGCGGCGTGGCGGCGGTTGCGCCCAATGGCAAAAAATACAATACAGATTTTTCAAATGATTCCGTTCGCGCTGCTAATTATGTGGCAACGTACACGGTTAACGGTTAATTGAGGTTTTTGGATGGGCGGTAAATCAGGTGGTGGCGGCTCTACGCCTTATGAAGCTCCGAATACTTTAAATTCGGCGCAATCTTTGCGGATTATTGATGCGATTTGCGAGGGCGAGATTAAGGGTTTCGCCGGTGGTAACGATAAGCCGTGGAAGTCGATTTATTTTGATGATACGCCCGTTCAGAATGCTGACGGGTCTTTTAATTTCAAGGGTATTGTCGGCTTTTTCCAGCGCGGCACGCCCGATCAAACTTATATCCCTGGCTTTGATGCGTCAGAGCGTGCAGTGCCGGTGTCGGTCGAAGTGAAGAACCGCAATCAGATTGTGCGTGCAGTCACTGATGAATTGGTCAACCGCCTGCGTGTGACGGTCGGCGTTGAGCGAAACTATCGCGTTGCGGATAACGGCGATACAAGGCCGGCTGAAACAATTATGTTGGTCGATTTGGTCGGTAATAACGGCATTGTTTCATCTAAAACTGTGGCTTTTACGGAAAAATCGAGCGGCGTTTATTATCAAGACGTGTTGTTTGACAAGCTCCCAAGCGTGCCATTCAACATTCGCGTTTCGCGCGTGTCTGCTGATAGTTCGACCGATAGAGAGGTGAACAAGACTTATTTTGCCAGCTATGTTGAGATTATCGATGCGAAATTGAGCTATCCGCATACTGCATTGGCTGCGTTGGCCATGGACTCCGACCAGTTTGGCAGCAATAACCCGCGTCGGAATTATTTGATTGACGGCATGTTGGTCAATGTGCCGTCGAATTATGACCCTGTGAAACGGACTTATACCGGCTCAGTTTGGGACGGTTCGTTTAAAAAAGCATGGACGAATAACCCTGCGTGGGTTTTTTATGATGTTCTAACTCAACCGCGTTATTCCACGTTGGCACGCCGTCTGAAAACGGCAGATATTGACAAATGGACGTTATACCAAGTCGGCAAATACTGCGATGAGCTTGTTGACGACGGCTTTGGCGGAAAAGAGCCACGTTTTGTATGTAATGCCTACATTACAAGCCGTCGTCAGGCTGGAGAGTTCCTGCTTGATTTGGCAAGCGTATTCCGTGGGTTGCCGGTATGGGATGGCAACCGCTTCTCGTTGGTGATGGATGCGGATTCTGACCCTGTTGCTATGTACAACAATAGCAATGTCAAAGACGGCCTGTTTGCTTATTCCGGTGTGCCGTTGAAGTCCATCACCACTGCTGTTGTCGTGCAATATGTTGATAAATTTGACGGGTATCGCACAAAAACGGAATACGTCGAGGATCAGCAGGCGGTTAAGCGATACGGGCTGAATGTCAAACAGATTACGGCGTTTGGTTGTGATAGCCGTGGCCAAGCCGCGCGATATGGCGCGTGGGTATTGGAAACTGAATTGCGACAGCAGTCGGCAATCAAGTTCACTGTCGGTCGGGAGGGTTTGCGCCATTTGCCGTATGACGTTGTTCAGGTCATGGATAATGACTACGCCGGCGGTGAGGTTTCAGGCCGTCTGAAAGCGGTATCGGGTTTGACGGTAACGCTTGACCGCGATGTTGAGGATTCTGTCGGTAGGACATTGTCGGTACAAATGGACGATGGGCTGAAGACTTTTAAAATTATGGCTCAGCCTGCCAAAAATCGCTTGGAGCTTTCCGAGGCTGTGAGCGTTGAGGCTGGTAGTGCATGGGTGTTGATGGGCCGCGTGAAACCGCGCCTTTATCGCATCATCGGCACAAAAGAGAATGCGGAAGAGGGTACTTTTGAAGTATCCGGCATTTTGCATGACCCGGCAAAATACGCGGCTGTGGATAACCGCGCCCGATTTGAAACGAATATAACAACCTTGCATGGTGCTGAGCTGAGGCTGTCTCTGCCTGAGATTAAGTCAGAGGGCGATAAGTTGGTTATTTCGTGGGACAACCTGACTGCCGACGGCAGTGTGTTGTCTTACGATATTAAAATTTATCGGGACAACAAGCTTTACCGGCATATTCCCGATGCGACAACGGCTGAAATCTCGTTGGAGAATCTGCCTAATGGTCAGTATCGGGCGGAAATACGCGGCCGCAATGCGCGTGGCGTGTTGTCTGCTCCGATTGAGAAGGGGTGGACGATTGACTATGCCATTCGCAGTCTGACGACAACGGCACGCACGAATGCGATTCAGCTTGACTGGATTCTGCCGAATACGCCGATGCGGAATATTTCGACTGAGGTGTGGTACTCGAAAGAGAACAACCTCCAAAAAGCGAAGAAGCTGGCTGTGGTTGGGTACCCTCAATCAACGTACACGCTGGTCGGCGCATCGGTTGTCGATACGTTTTATTTTTGGGTGCGTATCATCGACAGCATGGGCAATACAGGCGAGTTCAGCGAGCCTGTTTCGGGAAAATCTGATGACAACCCTGAGCCGTTGCTGAAGCTGATTCAGGGGAGTTTGGGTGAAGACTCATTTTCCGCCGAATTATGGAGGCTCATCAACAGTAAAGGCGTGTCAAAAGCCGATGTTGATGAGCAGATCGGCAATATTACGATTGCCGGTAAGACGTTAAAAGGTCTTGGTGACAGTTTGTCGTCATTGATGACGTTGACAACTAAGGGCAAAACAAAAGACGGTAAGGTAATTATTACCGGCATTGTTCAGGGTATTGACGGGGCGACAGGGAAGTCTGAATTTAATATTCAGGCAGACAAATTCGCTTTGGTTGACCCTAATGGAACTCAGCTCAGTCAGCCATTCGTTATCCGGGTGGTTGACGGGCGCGGCAAGGTTGGTTTGTCGGGCGATTTCATTTCAGACGGCCTGATTCTTGGTAGGCATATTGCGGCAAACCAAGAGATTCAGGCTCCGAGAATTAACGGCGGTCAGCTTGATATTGGTGGCGGAAATTTTACCGTCTCCCCTCAAGGTTCTGTCGTTGCCAATAATGCTGTCATTCGCGGCCGTATTGAGGGTAGCGATGGTTATTTCTCCGGCGTTGTGAAAGCCTCTCGAATCGAGGGTGATGTGATGAAAGTCTATCGCCTTCCGCGCGTTTCTGCAGGGGTGTGGGGCGCGCGATTGCCTGTCGGTGACTTGCCGTACATGGTCAAGTTCGAGGTAGATGTTCATATGAAAATGAAGTACCTCAGAAGCACGAACGATCGAGGCATGTCGATTTATCGATTGAAGAATCCTCCTGAAAATATCTTTAAATTGATGTTTAATGAGGAAGAGCAACCTTTGGATATTGAGCTCCCTCCTGATGAAATTAGGGTAGATGATCAGGTTGTTTATCAAGATGGGTTGCGAAATCGATGGGTGAAGATTCGGTCTCGTGGCTGGCTTCTTGGCCGCTGGAAGGATGGCTTCATTCGATTTGTTGTTAATATTCCTGAAGATTACTCGATTGTGGATTGTGTTCCGTTTGTTCAGACGGCCTATTTGTCTGATATTGACGAGGAGTACAAGAATCTTTCAGGGAAAATGGTTTGGCGCGATGTCAACGGAGGTTCGCTCACTCGAATGTCGGCAATTCAGATTTTCGAAGGGCGGTTTGCTGTTGTTGGTGCGAATCGTATGGCGCGGATGTATCTGCCGGCGAATATATACGGCGTTGAATTTGAATACCGTGTTAATGGGAATAATGACTGGGCTTCCGGCGTTCATTGGGACTGTGGTACGAGCTTTGTGACTGCAAAAGAGTTCGACCGGGACAACCATAACGAGACGTTCAAGAGCTTCAAGAGTGAGTCTGGAGCGGTTGTGATGTATTCGTCTATTCTCCTGTCGGCGGCTCAAAACTGGCAATGGATTGAATTACGAAATGTCCGTGTGTTGGTACCTGAATCTGATACTAGAAGGTTTTAATAGTCATGATGTGTAGCGAGGGTTGGGATGTGTAACGAAGGTTGGGATGGATTTTGAAAGTAGGCTATGAGCAAAGTTGATTTTGAATTGAAACGCGGCACTTCGGAGCCGCTTTTATTTCGCCCTGTTGATGCATCGGGCAATCTTTTGAAGCTGTCTGCCGTCGAGTGGGCAGTTTTGAATATCCGCCCGATGTACGGCCTGCCGTTGAAGTTTGATTTGACGGTAACGGATGATGGATTGGCTATCAATTTGCAGCCGTCCGATACGAAGCATTTGGAATGGACGGCGGCGGATTATGAAGTGAAGGTCAGTGTCCGGGGGATTGTGAAAGTGATTTTTGAGGGCCGTCTGAAATTGTCGGCTGATTTAGGGGTGTGAATATGACTATTAAGCAAACTGGCGGCACCATTGTTGGTGCAGTTGTGCAAAACCTGCCGGTCGTTATTGACGGTCGGACGAGTATTTATGAGGAGGGTATTAAAAATGGAACGCTACCTCCGGGTATGACCTTTCGGCAGTTTTTGGACATGCTGTCTGTCGGCGTGACTGACGGCGATGTTGATAAGAAGGTCGAGGCGGCGGTATCGGCGCATCTGATTAAGCTGGGTTTGCTCAATCAAAATGGGCAACCTGTTAATCAAAACGGCAATGCTCAGCCTGCTCCGTCCAATAATGCGCAGCCTCAACCTCAACCATCTCCATCTCCGGCTCCAGTGCAACCATCACCGGCGCAGCCAGCTCCAGTGCAACCGGCTCCTCAGCCTAGCGAGAATAATTCCGGGGCGGTTGATGTGTCGGATGAAACTTTGGCAAAACTTGACGAAATTTTATAAAGGGTGAAAACATGTCATCAAATTTGGATAAGGCAATCCTGAAAATTGCGGGCGCAGTTGCGGATGCGAAGAAGGCTTCAAAAGAGGCTAAAGATTTGGCTAGTCAGCCGGTCACTGCAGCTGTTGGCGAAGAAGGCAATCTGAAAATTAATGAAAATGATACCGGCCTCAAGCTGATTACTCTCAGCAATGTGAATAAAGCTGTGTCGAGTGCTTTGGGTGGTGCAGATGTTGCAGACAACATTGCCAAAGAGCAAGCTCGATTTGAGCTTAAGCAGCAAGAGGCTAATATGAAGATCGCCATTGAGCGCGGCGTTTATTACCTTGAAGATGCGCTCGATGATGATATGCGAACTAAAGTCCTGAGCGGTATGTTTGCCAAAAAAGAAAACAAACTGTCTCGAGATGAGGCGGCGGCGGTATCGCGAAAATTGACGGAATTTATTGCCAAGATTCCGGATGGGTCATATCTGACGGCGCGTAATGGTTCTGCTTTTTCTGTGGATAAAAACATTGGCTACATGCCTGATGTTTTCGGGGCAGATGGTCGTGTAGTGACTGTTGGTGGTATGAAATTGACCATTGATGGTGCGCAGCCTTGTATTTACATCAAGGGTAAGAATTTTCTGTTTGTCGATTTCCGTGGGGTCACATTCGTTGTTGAATCGTTTGGTGTGAACGTATTTGAGATGGATGGCGGCACTGGCAATGCTATTATTCATGGCGGTATTGTCCGTTCGCGCCGTTACCTTGAAAAAGGTTACGTTGGCGGTCGTCAGGGTTTGTTTGCTCCGATTGATGGTTGGACTCAGGAGAATCCTGATGTTGGCTATGGTTACGCGGACAAGGGTCTGTACGACTTGGGCTTTAATACGACGACTTTGATGCACGATTTGGCGCGTTATCGCAACAATGCGGCTCAAGTTCAAAACGTCAAGAAACCGGCTGATCTGACGTGGGCGCAAGTAAAGGAATACGAGCGTAATCAAAGCGTGCGGAAATATTTGAGTGTCGGCGGCTATTGGAACGCTGACGGCACGAAGAACCAATTTCCGCAAGAAGACGGCACTGTTTCTGAGGAATGGGGTATGTGGGCTGGCGGTCAGCGTGGCTCGTCTGCGAATGGCTGGACATTCTACGACGTTCATCATCTGACGGTTTGGGATTTCGACACCCGTGGTATGACCGGCAGTTCGTTGCAGTTCGGTTTGTATTCGACCCGTGATTGCCGGGATGTGGGTAGCGGCGATATTGATACTGCCATCCGTGAAGGCATGGTTTGCTACGATTGCAAGGTGTACGGCGGTTTTATGGACGCGAACTACATCGGCGGTATTGGTGTAGTCCGTGGTGTCGGCATTACGATTGAAGGTATGAATTGTATCGAAGGCACTGTCGGCCATCCTGATGCTTCGGTGGGTCATTCTCGCGATAACAGTCAAATGACGGTTGACCCTGGCTATTGGTTGTGGACCAGCCGTTACCTGCCTCAGATTGGTATTCGTTTTTTGAATAACCATTTTGGGTTTGCGAAGCGTAAGGTCTGTGATGCTCATACCGGCAACAATATTCAGATTATTGGTAACTCTGGTAAATGTTTGTACTACGGCACCGGTGTTGTGATTGAGGAAACGTTCGCCATGGATTCAACTAAAGGCGGTCGTTCTGAATCTACCAGCTTTGAATATCAAGAGTCGAATATCGTTATTAAAGACAACGAATTCATTTGTGGCTTGAACGGTATTTTCTTGATTAATGGCGCAACTGGCGTGAAGGCGCGAAAAGATAAAAATCTGTGGTGGCTTCGCGCGAATATTACGGTTCAAAATAACCGTATTTACGCGCCGCGTGGCGTGCCGAGTAACTTTGGCCATAACCGCTTCACAATTTCGGATAATAGCAGTACTTTTGCCCTGCCATTTGGTGAGCCGTTCGGATTGCGTTATTTGAGCGTAATCAACATTAAAAAAGGCGGCCAAAATTATAGCCCTGACACAAAAATCGTCATTACCGGCGGTGGTGATGGGGCGCGTGGCGGTGCAGCAACTTGTACGGTTACAAATGGCGTGATTACTGCAATTCGGATTACGGCCACGGGTACGAAGTATGGCGATGCGAAATCTATTTCTGTTCAGGCGGTTGACCCGACTGGGCAGGGTAGCGGTGCGGAATTTGAGGCATTATGCAATTCGTCATCATATGCTTATATGATTGGCGCGGAAGCTAGATACGGCACCATCGATGCCAGTTATATCGCAAATAATACTGCCCGTAATTCGCCGCATGGTAACTACGACCGACAGTTCCTGACCGCAAACTTGACCGGCTGTACTGTACGCGACAACCGTTTGGACATTACGCCATATACGAAGGGGACGAATCCTGCGTTGCCGTATGTTTCTGACCGTGATTATGTTCACCGCTCCGGCGTTGCCAGTCAGGGTTTTTATCAAACTGGGAAACATACAGATTGCTTCCATGAAAACAATAAAACATGGAATCAGATGACTGGGGTTTACACAGACCATGTGTTCAACAATGCGACTACTCAAAGCGGTACGGCGACAGCATCGTCGAAAGTGAGTCGCGCGGATGTTGATGTCATGATTAACAATGCAGTTGAGGCGGCGATTGCTCCGATTAAGGCTAAGCTTGAAGCCGCTCCTTCCGGTGGCGGTGGTGGTGCGACAGGTCAGCCGGCATCTCCTAGTCCGGCTGTTGCAACGCCTGCCGCTCCTAGCAATATCAAATTCAGCCTGGCGAACGCGGAAATTAACGCGCTCGAAGCCTCTGCTGATGCCGGTACTGCCAAGCTGATTTCGGCTGTCACATCGGTTAAAGCAGGAGACCCTGATGGCTGGACTGGCGCGGTAGCGGAAGAAGACGGCAAGAAAGTCATCAAGGCTGTCGCAGGCGAAAATGGAAGAGGTCATCGTTACTTGGAAACAAGCGGCGTGAGCGCAACATCCGACACGCAGACTACTCTTGTGATGCCGTTCAAGGTCATTCGTGGCGGTAGTGATGAGGGTGCGTTTATTGTTCTGCCGATGATGAGTGGCAGTCCTGTCGTTGGCAGTGCGGTGGTTACTCATGGCGCGGAAGGTTTCACGCTCCGTGTTCCGGAAGGCTCTACCGTTGATGGTAAAGACGTTCGTGCAACCAACGTTTTTGCTTACGGCAAATGGCATGTTGCGAAAATTCAAATTTCCGCCGCGTTTGAAAAAATCCGCTTCGGTACGAACAATTTAGCAAATACCGGCCGTTCGATAACAATCGGCGCGGGCTTTGAAATCTTGCAAGGCGATGTCAGCAAGGCTGATGAGAAGGCGAACGCTTTGATGACATCATACTCAGTAACTGCTGCTTAAACTAACTGGCCGTCTGAAGATTCAGACGGCCTTTTTATTTGGAGAGTAAAAAATGAGTACGGTTATTCGATGGCTGAAGTATGTTTTGGATTGGAGGTTTTTGCCGGTTAAATTCCAAAATTGGTTATTTAGTACCGGCACCCGGGCGGTGGAATTTGCCAGCGGTGTTTCGCTGATTGGTTATGCCTTAGTTTTCATCTTTTCGCCGGATGATATTTATAATTGGCCGATATATTACAAATTCAAAGACATCTCCGAAGTAACATTGGTGTCTGTTTTCGGCGGAGTTGGCATTTTGCAGTTGGTAGCTATGTATTGGCAGACATTTAAAGGTAACGTCCTGTCGGGTTATGTTCTGTTGATCTCTGCTTTTATTTGGTTTTTGACTGCAAATGCCTTTTGGGGGGTGTATCCTCCGGCGCATACGGGCATGGTCATTCCGCCAGTTTTGGCGATGTTGTGTCTTCTTGCTGGGAATAACTCGCTTAAATTATTGTTTTGGGAAGGTGGAATCAGGCCGAAACAAAAGGGGGAATGATGCATGATTTTTTTCAAACAGGTTATCTTTTTGCCATTGCCGGCGGTGTTGTAGGGAGCGTGTGGTCTAGTATGAAAGACCATGACGCGGTAGTTTCGGGTCTCTTTGAGGCTTTGGTTTCAGCCGTTGCCGCCGCTGCCGTGGCAGAGCGTTTCCTGATGTTGAATCAGGTGTGGACATGCGCGATTGCGGGCGCGTTTGTCGGTATATTGACTGGTCATGCCATGGATACAGTCAAAAGTCTTGCTCCTGAGCTAATGAAAAAGTGGCTGAAAAGAACGGCGGAAAAATTCGTCGATAAAGATTAATTATTTAAAAGAAGAAGGCCGTCTGAGTTTCAGACGGCCTTTATTCTTGGAGAATTGGAAAATGCAAGAATTGGAATGGATAAAAGAAGCAAAAAAACACATTGGCCTAAAAGAGATTGTCGGCACTAAAGTGCATAACCCGACAATCGTGCAATGGTTGAAAGATATGGTGACATTTCCCGGCGCGGCAAAGTCTTGGTACTTTGAAGATGAAACGCCGTGGTGTGGCTTGTTTGTTGGTTATTGCTTAGGCAAGAGTGGCCGCGCGGTCATTAAGGATTGGTACCGTGCCAAAGCTTGGGCAAGTGCTGGGCTAACGAAGCTGGAAAAACCTGCTTATGGTTGCATTGCGGTCAAATCCCGAAAAGGCGGTGGCCATGTGTTCTTTGTGGTCGGCAAAAATGCAAAAGGTCAGATTTTGGGACTTGGTGGCAACCAAGGCAATACCGTGTCTATCGTGCCGTTCAATGCGGCGGATATTGACGGTTACTATTGGCCGTCTAAGCTGGTGGATGGCAAGGCGGTGCAGTCTAGCCCCACGCCTAAGCGTTACGTTTTGTCATCTGTTACGGCAACCGCCGCGCATGGTGCAAGTGAGGCGTGATTATGAGTCCTATCGAATTTTGTGATGCGCGAATTAAAGAATGGGAAGCCAAGCTCAAGCAGGCGAGTGAGCAAGCGGATTTGAAGGGCTTTGAACACGCTGATCGAGAGCTTAAGAATTATCAACAAATGCGCGAAATTGAGCGTGCCAAGCTTGGTAAAGAGGAGACTGTATGATTGCCGGGATGTTGAAAAACTGGCGGTTTGTGTTGGCCTTGGTTGTTTGTGTTTCGGTTGTTTTTGCATGGCAATACGACCATGTTGCCCAATACCGGCGCGGACGTGATTCAATGGCGGCGGAAATTTCAGGCCGTCTGAAAGATGCCGCTATCGAGAAAGCGAAGCAAGACCGCGAATCGTCTGCCATGTATCAAGCCGACAAAGCGGTTCGTGAAGAGAAAGAGAGGGTGCGTTATGTGCAAGTTCCGAAGCTTATTGAGCGTGTCGTTTATCGCAATGTGTGCGTCGATGCTGACGGCGTGTCAGTCATCAACGCCGCCATTGCCGACGGCAATTAAACCGCCTGCCGACCTTGTGCAACCATGCCCGAGCCTGCCTAAACTCGAGGGCGGAACAGGCGCGGATGTGTTGCCGTGGTCGTTGCAAGTCATTGGGCTATACAATGACTGCAAAGCGCGGCATAAGGCGTTATCTGATACTCTTCGATAAAACAAAGGCCGTCTGAGTTCAGACGGCCTTTTGCACGGGGCTGGTCTGAGTTCAGACGGCCTTTTGCACGGGGCTGGTCTGAGTTCAGACGGCCTTTTGCACGGGGCTGGTCTGAGTTCAGACGGCCTTT